GAGATAAAGCAATGCCTACAACATCTACCGCTGGCCTGATTGCTTCACGCTCCATAATTTCTTCTGGCTCACGCTCCGGCTCTGGCTCTTTTATAATTTCTGCCCTTTCTTGTCTCTCCCTGCGCTCTACCTCCACGGGTTCCTCTCGCTCTACAGGCTCCTGAAGGACGATGGCGCGTTCTGGTCTGGGTTCTGGCCTTGGCTCTCTGACAGCCTCTACTGGCTCCTCTGGGAGTTCTACAGGCTCCTCAATGCGCTCCACAGGACGATCAAACTGCTCTGGCTCTCCAAGACGCTCCGGCTCTTCATAAATTTCGGGTTCCGGCTGGCGTTGCGGTGCATCTGGTCTTGGCTCGTCCCCCCGTGGCCCTTCCTCCGGTATGACGTTCAGCCCGAACATCTCCCGCTCCTCTTCTGGCTGGTAAGCTGGCGGGTCTGGTATCCGTTGCGGTTGTGGCTGACCTTGACGATCTGCCCTGTCTACAAAAAAGAAATCTTCCACCTCATCACCGAATACGGCATCTGTGTATTCGTCCGTCACGCTGTCTTCCGCCACGGCATCCCAATATCCATCGCAACTGCTGTCATTCAGCGGATTCGTACAATCCACCAACGTGCTGGCCGACATGATTAAACTTGCAACACCGTTGGTTAGCTCAAAAGTTGTATCACCGCCGTAGTTTTGCACATCGTTAGTGGTAAACCCATTCATCTCCCACTCTTGCGTCCAAGGACTGCCAGACCCATCACCTGTGGGAAAGTTACCACCATACCAACCGACAAATGCCTTATGGTGAAAGCTGACATTTACATCCTCGTACTGAAACTTAAACCCGCCCGTTTTATCTACAGTTAAGCCAAACGTATTTTCATTCGTAGTTGCGTACTCTCTAACCTTGTGCCACAAGAAACTGGTAGATTCTGAATCTGTCTTGTAAAAATATCCTGCATCAGCTTCGCTGCTTGTATCATCTAAGTCAGTCCACATAGGGGCGATCATGTAAGAAAAGTTACTTAGGCCGTAGGTGTTAGGCATATAAGTAGGCATCCCCGTCCCATGAGTATAGCCATCGCAACAATAACCGGATGGCGGAGCCGTTTGCCTTCCTACTCCTGTAGTAGGGTTGTACATCAGAACAAATCCGTTTGTACTCATCCAAGCGTGAGTGAATACTTGATCTAACCACGGGAAGGTGTGACCCATTTGTATGCTGGTGGCTTTATCATCTATCCCAGATAGAACTTGTGTCATGCCCGTTGGGTCAAGATCAGAAGCCGACACGAATACAGGAAAGAGGCAAAACAGAACAAACCTTCTCATCTTACCCTCCTGTCCGGCTCTGGTATTCTATCTGGATTGGCCTCCCACAAGGCTTTGGCCTCATCACCAATCTTGCCGTCATACGGGCAAGGCGTACCAGCAGACATCATGCTTGCCCAGACCCTATAGTCTTGGCACATTAAAGAAACAGCGGCCACACGCATACCCATGTCGTACAGGGTTTTACCTAATTTGATCCGCTCACAGTTTACATCCCGGACAGACTTGCCAGTGGAAAACCCTAATATCTGAGTCTGAACTGCACCCGATATGCCTGTGGTGCATAGGTCTTGCGAGTACGAGCTACCGATACTGGGTGCGATCGCAGATGGCGGTGGTGATTCTACCTTCTGCGTCACCCGCTGCGTTGAGTTGCTCACAGAGCTATTTGAGTTGACGTTATTGTTCTGATTCATGGCCGTAATATCAGAGACAGAGTTGGTCGTTTGAAAGCTCGTACTATCAGATGTAGATGTGTTGGTAGTCGTGCTGTTATTTGTATTCTGATTTACGTTTGTCGCACTGCTGACTGATGTGCTGGTGTTTGTGTTCGCGTTAGTGTTGGTATTGACGTTACTTGATGTGCTGGTGTTTATATTATTTATCACACCAGTGTAGTCAGTTGTATTTATGTTGTTGTTATTATTAGTATTATTGGATGTTGCATTACTGGTTGAATTGACAGTGCTGGTATTTACGTTGGTGTTGTTGTTTGTGTTTACATTTGTGTTCGTGGATGTCCCAGTATAGTTGGTTGTGCTGGTGTTCACGTTGCTATTGTTATTGGTGTTTGTATTAGTAGACGTAGCCGTAGACGTTGCGGTCGAAGTCGCAGTCGTGTTGATGTTAGTCGTTGTATCCTGCCCAAACACAGGGAAAGCCGCGACCAGGGCGGCTATCACCAATAGACGTTTCATAATATAACATTCCGCTAACTCGGCTCCGTAGGCCAAGTAATGCTGTTGGGAAATCCTGACTGTGCTGGCACATCGCGCAGAGCTTGTCGATAAGTCTTCCAAGCGTCAGTCATAGTAACGTCAGACAACGCCATCCAATCTGTTGCAGCTAGTTTCTCGTCACGAGTTGTTCTCACCGCAATCGCTGCTGATGCGTCAAGTTCAGCTTGGTAAGCCGCCTCTTGTTCGGCTTTGGTTGCACTCTCGGTGTCGGCAAACATGTCTTGCTCTGCCCACTTCTGAACCCAGTTATCGTTTGCATCTTGCTCTGCACCATCACGCACTACATACTTGTACGCAGCAGACGGTTCTGGCTGTGGGGTCGCAAGCACCGGATCAATACCTAATGCTTCATAGACGTTTTCGTTCCAAACTTTTGGTAATGAAACATTTGGAAATAGTTTTCGGATTTCACTGTGAGATTTACACTCACCATTTGATCGCACTCTGTATTCCATAATTTTTACCTTACGCTATTGCGAGAATTAAATAAGTTCCTGTATCAAGATAAGTGGTCAGTTGAATACCGGAAGACAAAGGTGCAACGTAATCATTGGTTAGATTTGCGCCGTCAACATTCCATCGTATGAATGACTCATTACCTGCGACTATTCCTGTGACTGAATCAAAAACGCGCCAATCACTAGTTGAGTCTGTCCTTTTTAACATTACAAATCTGGCACCGCTGCTAAACCCACAATCTACATCCGTTGTGCTTGAATTGTTGTGGCTTACAACGGCGACCTTGCTTACACCAGCTTTGGTCGCAAACAGATACGCTGCGTAACGACTATCGTTAGTGTTCATGTCAGAGACATTGACGTTATTTCCAACTTGAAAAGTTGTAGTAGTGGGCTCGGCAGAAATTGTTCTAAACCCTGCATCATAGGCGTAAGTGCTTCCGGCATCAGTGCCGTTAATCTGCGAGTTTTGCGAGTTTGAAGCAGTCAAACTCCAGACCACTCTCCAGTTTCCAGTGCTGTTTAACTTCCTGATAATTATAAGTTCCGGTTTAACGCCAAGGTTATGCGCTACAGCTAAACCAGCAGAGCCATCGCCACGATAATTGATAACATCGAATACTTCTGGCGAACGTCTGAACATATGAACCATAAACGCTGCGCCGTTATAGTTGACGCTGGTGTTGTCTGAAAGTTCTATGCCAGTTTGACGATGGCCCCAATTGACTGTGGCAATCCCTGCTCCTGCTGTAGTGTCACTAAAGTTCACAAGAGAGCGTAAATCGTTACCACTTTCGCCGCCGGTTTTTCTCGTTATGACTCGGGTGCGTCCATCGTCAGTCGCATTGGTCTGATGAAAAATAGCCCAATCCACATTGAAAGTTGAGTCAACATCTCTGTTATTGGTTGAATTACCCGTGTATGAGACAGGCAAGAACATCTCTGTTCCGTAATCGAGAGGTTTCATGGGTCTGCGGATTGCTACATAAATATATGTTTCGCCGCTACCGTTGTACTGGTCATCCCCTGTTCCATTAAGCCTGAATCCATTAGAATGTGATAACTCAAGGACTTCTTTGTTGTTAAGTTCAGCTGCGTAGTCATTCCAGTAAAGTCGGTAATCTCTGCCGTCTGTAACGATACCTCGGTTTACATCCATTGCATGCCAATCACCATCTCGGCTTGCAGCTTTGAGCATAATAAACTGAGGCTCAAAACCAACCGTTACAGTGGGGCCATTTGTGCCGCTACCGTTTCCCGAGTAACTGCCACACTTAATGATGCCTTGATCGCCGTTCTCTCCAAATATCTGGCTCGCTGAGTCTGCTGTTCCTGCAAACAAATACGCGACATAAGTTGCCCCGTTTTCATTTGTATCATTGAGCCGACTACCTGCGCCTGTAGTAAACGTAGTGTCTGAGTGAGTAAATGACCCAAACGCCGCATTATCGCCGCCAGTGTTAGTCCACGCACTTTGTGAATTGAGGTTTGCTACACCATAGGTGTAGCCGCTATACCTATGCCAAACTTGCCAGTTGGCAGTGCTGTCCGTACGCTTGACCAAAATCATACCGGGTTTACACTCAAGATTGTGACTGATGGTTCTATTTGACGTACCATCACCAGTGTAAGTAACAACGTCAAAGAAGCCTGCTTGCTTTCTAAAACTCCAACTTACCAGAGAGGAACCACTGCCATTTATAGCAGTAGAAGAGTCGGCACCCAGCGTGAAACCGTTACTGTTAAAGCTCATCAACTGATCAGATACTGTAGATTGAGCATCAGTATCTTGTGACGTTATATATTTGTTAGCACCCCTTGCGGTGTCAAATAAACGATGTTGAGCGACACCTCGGCCTTTTAGCCAAACAAGTCCACCTTCACCATCAAGATCAAGACCATTATCTATCGCTAAAGTTGCGCCTGTACCCGTGTACAAAAAAGTGGAGAACACATCCTCCGCATATACAGGATCACCAGCGCCACCAGAAGCGGCTTGTAATAGTTTATTTGCTGTACCCATTAGCCCATCGCCTGTCCCGCGG